AAGAACAACTTGATACTGAGGGAGAAACAGTAACTCCTTATAAAGGTAAAAGATTTGAAGCACTAGCAGATACCGCATTAAAAGATACAGCTCAAGAAGCTATTTCAGATAATCCTGAAGACCCCAATTATAATGTAAAAGACACTGACCCTAAAAGAACAATACATTTTGTAGTTAAAAGAAATATCTTAAGATTATTAACAGGTAAGAACTCAGGATCAGAAATTAATTATCCTGGCGCGGGTAAAATTTATTTACGTGCTCAAAGTAAAGGTACTATTCCTGATGATAGACTATTATCAGATAAAGATCCTAGAAGCTCTAGGAATACATCTGATGTAGTAGCTGTTGTAGTAGATGCTGCAGGTAACCCAGTTAAGTTTGATGATGCAGGCAATGTAAGTCCTAACGGAAACATTGTGTTCTTTAATATTAATAAGCCATATAATATTGAAGCAGAGTACGAAAGAAAACGTGTAGCTGCTATAGTTAAGATGTCAGGTGTATCTGAAGAAGAAGCAATTGATAGATTACTTGATGAGAAGAAAACAGTAAATGGTATTATAGACCATGTAATGTTATCTCCTAGTACTAATTCTGTTATGTTAGATATAACAGGTGGATCATTAGGATATGTTGCTTCACAAGAAGATAAGTATACATTATCAAAAGTTAATCTTAATAATGCACCTTTTACTATTACAAAAGGCAAAGGTAACATATACCAAATAACTATTCCAAGTATATCTGAAAATCCTATAACATTGTTTAATCCTGAAGTTAGGTCTAACCCTAAACTGATGGAATTATTTGCAGACTTACTTGTGAATGATGTATTTTTTCCATCAGGTTCACCAGTTACTTTAGCAGCTAAGAAAAAACAACTAAAGAACTTCTTATATTTTAGCCTACAGTTTGAAGCAAATCTAGATGTTAAGGGTGGAGCTTTAATACTTTTTGGTCAAGAAACAGATTTAAGTACTGATGAAGCAAAAGCTGCAGCTAAAGAAAAAATATTAAAAATATTCAACTCACCTTTTGTATCAGGAACATTATCTGCTACTCAAGTAAATAAGAAAAAAGCAAAAGGCGCTAAAGTATATACAGATCAAAATGATCCAGCAATTAAACAAGGTGATATACTTGAAACAGATGGAGTATATCAATTGCTAAACTATCCTGGATTATACATTGCTCCAAAGATTTGGGATCTTAAAGAAAATGAAACAGGTACTGTACCATTTATCAATCTTACCAAAGATGATAAAGGTAGGTATGTTTTATCTACTATTGCTGATGGATATATAAGTGACTATGTATTTGAGAACTTCTTAATAGATAAACAGCTTAATGGTAATAATGAAATCGTATTATTAAATCCATATCTTACTTTTACACCTCTTAACTATAGATCAATTGCAGTTAAAAAAGAACCTGTAAAAGATGCTGTTAATGAAGCTTTAAATAAAACAAATCCTAGTGCTGCTAAAGATTATGAGAACATGTCTTATGCACAAAAAGAAGCTTTTAAGATAGCTGAGTATGCAGAAAATAATAAAGGCCCTCGTCAGTCTACTGCAAAAATTGCTGCAGATATTTTCTTAAATAACTTAAAGAAAGGTAACTATAATGCTCGTACAAAAGAAGAAGTACAAGAAATTCTTGATGAGTTAATTAAAAATGCTGCTCTAAAGAAAACACATATTACTCCTATACAAAAGCTAATTGATACAATTGCTTTTTCAGAAACTGAAGTTGAAATTCTACCTGAAATTACTGATGAAGAATATGTACCTGTACCTGAAGAAGTAATTGAACAACCTGTAGCAGAAATTACTTTAACAGATGATGAGATTGCTGAGACTGATAGTTTAATTAGTGGTATAGAAGCTACAGGAGGTGAGGATCAATCTACAGAAGAAGAGGAAGATGATAATGATGGTTATTACAAACGTCAAGCACAAATTGATAACTCTGAAAAAATTACTGCTCAGCAGCTTAAAGAAGCTAGAGAGTGGTATGAAAGGAGTCCAATTAGTAAAGTCTTTACATTTGAAGAAGCATATAATCTAGTAAATCAACGTAACCCAGATTCTATTGCACAATGGACACGTAATGGTATTGTGTTATTTAAAGGATCTAATCTAACTGATTTATATCATGAGGCTTTTCACGGCTTTACACAAGCATTTATGACTCCTGCTCAAAGAGCAGATTTATATAATGCTGTAAGAGAAAAATCAGGAACTTTTGTTACATATAAAGGACAGACTAAATCTTTTGCAGATGCAACAAATAAAGAAGCTGAGGAATACTTAGCTGAAGGATTTAGAAAATGGATGCTTGCAGGAGCTAAGAAAACTTCACTAGATAAGTCATCTTCTAAGATTGCCAACTTCTTTGAATGGCTATTTAATAAACTTAAAGCTTTATTTGGCAAATACGAGATTAGTGATATTACAGCCAATGATAAAGCTAATGAGTTCATTGAAGATATATATAATAAACTAAGTGATCCTAAAGGTGATTTTGGTATTTATAAGTTTAGTGTAGATAATTTAAATCAAGGGTTTGATGTATTATACAAAGGCCCTCAAGCTGTAAATGAGGAACTTCCTATTAATAAGAAGATGCCTTATTTAAATAACATGCAGTCTGATTTACTTATGTCATCTATAGATAGTTGGATGGCACAAGTACTATCTGTTGAAGCTACACAATTATCAGAAGAAAAAGCATTAAAATTCTTTAATGATTCTATTAAGGCATATGTATCTGGAGAAAAAAGTGCATCGCAAATAGAATCAGAAAGAACTAAGATTGCAAAAGAACTTAACTACGGGAAGATAGCACGTAAGTTAAAAAGCAAACAAGGTCGTACTAATTTATATAAGCAAGTATATAATATACTAGGTAAGTTATATAATGAAGTATATAATAAGCGTGAAGAGTTAAAACGTAAGACAGATAGAAATCAAGAAGAACAAAATCAATTAGCTGCTTTAGAAGAACAAGCTAAAATTCTTTACTGGTCATATACTAACTTTGGAGATATTAATAATCTAGATGCAAATGTTCAATCAGAAGATGGTACGTTTAAAGGAGTTATTGCATATCATATTGCAAATTCTCCAGCATTTGGTGGTGCTGCTATAGAAGGTCTTGATGCAATAGATCAAGAAGAAACAAACTCTAGAAGTCCATATGCTGATAGATTAGGTAATGAACAAAGTCTTGTTGATTTAGCAAAAGAAAGAGCAGAGGTTAAGTTTTTATTTAGAAGTGTATTTAGAATAAATCCAGAAACAGGAACTCCTTATATGAATTCTCTAGGTGCTCCTGAAATAATGCACTTTAGAGATCTATGGAATAAGGTAGCACTGCTATTAGAGAATACATTAGATCCTGCAGAGATGTATGCTAAGCTTGCAAAATTTGCTGCTTCTGAAGATAAAACTGAAATGACATATGCTGTTGCTCAGCTTATGAATAAGTTGGGCCCTAAAGGTTTAGATAGAAGTAAGCATAAACATCTACAGGATATAGATGCAGAAAACTTATGGACAAGTTTTTGGAGTATATTCTCTAATAGACGTATTGCTCTTATGGCAATGACTGCTACTATTACTGAAGATAAAGGAAAAATAAGTTTTGAATCTAGAATTGGTCGTGGTATTAATCCTAATGCTAGAGTAGGTAAAAAGTGGGATAGTGATTTTCCAAAATCAACTAATAAATATAAAATTGTTATTGATGGTATTCCACAACTTGACTTAAAACAAATAGTAAAAGATTTTTCATCATTAAAAAATAAGGTTCAGAAGAGTAGAAAAATAGATCCACAAGATGCATTAGATTTCTTAAGTGCTTTAGGTATTAATTTAACAGCTAATAAGGAAGTAATTAATGCATTACAAAATGGAGATCCTGAATTTGAAGTACCTGCAGATTTTAATGTATTAAAAACATTTTTTGCTAATAGGTTCAGTGATCTAAGAACATTAGATCCAACATTAGGATCTCTAAAAAATAGTGAATTTCCTTCTTACTTAGAGATATTAGCTAATGATCCTAATATTATAATACAACGTCCTTCAGATTTATTTAAAGATAGAAGAAATCTTTCTGTTAAAATAGGTACTGAGGTATATGACATGCCTGAACTAAAAGGAGAAAATAAAAACTGGGGAACCCTACAATTAGTTGAAGGTCAGTTTGGATCAGGTATACCATCATTTATGGCTACTACTGCAGATAACAATACGCAGTTTGAGCATTCTTTAAATAGTACTATGTCAGTAATGGTTACTGATATTAACAATGTTGAATTCTATGATGACTTTTTAAAGTTACCGCATCTTAGACATTTGCATTATGAATTTAATCCTGCTGCAAAAAATTATGCATGGTTAAAAAATATGTACTATCTAGATAAAGAGAAAGATGGTAATAACTATGGCAAAAGAAAAATTGTAAATGGAGTTAAGGTAGCTCTAGTACTTAATAATATTAGTGGTGTTAAAGTAGATGAAAGAGATGGAGTTGCTTCAGCTAAGGCTGATCAGTTCACTAAGTTCATCCTAGATGTACACTTAATGACTCAAGTAGGATTACCTGAACTAATGAGACACTCTGATAAGAGTACATCCTATAGTGTTACATTAAACATTATGGAGCCTCTGGGAGATGAGTTTACAGATTGGAGTAAGGGTGCACTATATATGCCTACAATTGCATTTCTTAATGATAGATCTGCATATCATAATGTACTATATAATAACTTCATTATACCTAACTTAAACATAGAGCTTACTAGAATAATTGGTCTTAAAAATAAAGAGAAAGAAATTATTGATACTCTTAAGAAGATTAGAGAGCAAAAGAAAAAAGGTGGTAAAGTAGATCCTACTCCTGTATTTGATATGAAGTATTTAAAACAAGGACAGAAGTTTTTATCATTCCAAGGTATACTTAATAAAAAGACAAAAGAAGACTTACTTGCTGCATTTGAAAAATATACAAATGATCAGTTAGCTGCAGGCGTAGAACCTATAAAAATTACATTACAAGATTTCTTAAAAACTGATCCTGCACTAGATCTAAAAATTACTCAAGAAACAAGCGTATACTTCCATAATACTTTGTTTAATCAGACAAAGATTACATATGAGGATAGCGGTAGTGTATTAGCTGATAACCTTATAGATACTGTTTATAAACAAGCATTAAACAAGAATAAAGCTTTATATGAAAATACAAAAGGTAATCGTGAGTTATGGGAAGATGCTATTTTAAGATCTTATACGATCAATGCATGGATTCATAACATTGAATCAATGAATGTATTATATGGAGATCCTGCATCTTATGACCATGCAAAAGAAGATTTTCATAAACGTAATGCTGGTCTTGCATCTACAGGTAACATATATCGAGTAGATGATGATATGTTATATACTATTAACAATACATTAGGAGGTAGAAAGTTTGAAGATCAGTATAGATTAGCTATGGGATTAAAGCCTAGAAGAGCTTATGACGGTACAATGGCTACTGCTGTAATAAAAGATAAGATTACAAAAAGTATTTACTGGGATGAGATAGGATATAACTTATATGTACAAGATAAAGAGAAAGCTTTACGTGCAAATAATAGATTATCTGATGCATTAAAAAGATCTGAAAAAGAAATCGATGAGGCAATTAAAACAAAACTGTTTGGTAAGTCTCATAAGAATTTAAAAATAAAAGATATCAGCTCTTTAAAAAATATTACTCCTGATAGAAAGAGTGTAATGCGTAACTATTTTGAAATGACTGAAGCAGATGCTCAGGGATGGATATCTATGGATGCATATAGAGCTCTTCTTTATTCTCAAGGTGAGTGGACACCAGGGCATCAAAAGCTTTATGATGATATGCTTGCTGGTAAAGAAATTGATCAAGCTAAAGTTGGTATATTCTTCCCACCTATTAAGGCTCAGTATTGGGGTCCTCTTATGACAGATGCATTTAGAGTAGATGCATTTCATAAGTTTCAATTAACTCCAATGGTACCTACCTTACTTCAATCAACACCTAAACTTAAAGCATTATCTGAAAAGATGATGAAAGAAGGAATTGATTACTCAGTATTCCAATCAGGATCTAAGATGGGTAACATGCAAACAGCTAAGCTTGATGAAAATGATGAGCTTGTAGGTGAAGCTGACAATGTATATGACAATGATACTCGTGATATTAATGAAGATGTACCGTTTACAGTAAACACCATCTTTGTAAAGTATCTTAAGAATCAGCTTAAGATTGCCCCTAAGTTTAAAGGAAAGAATACATTCCCTACACAGATTCGTAAAATCATTGAAACAGGTTTAATGGAAAATGGTATTCCAACAGACTATAAACCTAATGATGAATTTGAATCACGAGTAAATTCTTGGAATGCGTTAAAGCAATCTGATAAAATTAAAGCGTCAACAAACTATAGAAAACTTATTAATTATGAAAATGCAATACGCAAACTAAGTTTTGTTAAACGTGCACAGTTATTTAGTAAAGCTAAAATCAACTTTAATCCTAAAACTGGAGAGATAAGAGGCAATCTACAGAACATTGTAGAATTTATTAAAACACAGTTAAGTAAAGAAGATCTTGCAGATCATGAGTTAGATTTCATTAAGGTAGATGAAGCTACAGGACAACTACAAGCAGACCTTTCCTACTCGCTATCTTCAGAGTTAATAGAGTCAGTACTGAATGCCCTTATCACTAAGTCCCTTGTTAAACAAAAAGTAACAGGTGAACCTTTAATTCAGGTATCAGGAGCAATGCTTGAAGAAGAACCTCAGTTTACTAATCCAACAGAGGAGCAACTAAAAAAGTATGGAGGCACTAATGGTTTAACTTTCTTTAGATTGGAAGAAGGTGGTCAAACTATAGAGGCAATAAAAATTAAAATTGCCATGCAGGGTGACTATGAAAAACTATTATATCTAGATGAAGTTGCTGTTTATAAGGATGAGTTTGTACCTGACCTTAGTAAAGTAAAAATAAAAGCTAAAGAAGGGGTCGTACCTGGAAAAATTGTAAGAGTATTAGATTACAACGCATCACTACAAAATCTAAACAACCTTATCAAAGATGAGGACTGGTTAAATAAAGGAGAGAACCGTAATCTTATATCAGCATTTGGTGTACGTATACCTACTCAGTCAGAGAATGCTACTGTATTTGCAGAAGTATATCAGTTCTTACCAAAAGAAGCAGGTAACATTATCATTCTTCCTGCAGAGATAGTTGCACAGTCAGGAGGTGACTTTGATATTGATAAGTTAACGTTACAGTTTCCTAATATTAAAAAGCAAGTTACTATAGATGATAATGGTGTTAAATCTACTAAGGTAGGCTTATACAAGGAGACTGATGATAAGGAGTTACGTGCTAAGTATGAAAAATATAAAAAGGCACAAGCAGAATATCTTCTATTAGGTAATCAATATAAAACTGAATCTGAAAAGAAAAGAGCACTTGAGCTAATGCAGCTTTTGTCTAAAGGTGATATCATTGAGAGTACTATAAATGATATGATTAAAGAAGGTGAAGCTCTTACCTTTGAGGAATTTGCATTAACTGATCTTGAAAAATCAGCACAGAATGATGTAATGTATTCAATGATTGATATCCTTAGATCTCCTGCTGCATACATTAACCTTGTACGTCCTAACTCTATAGATATCCTAGAGCCTTTAGCAGATGATGCAAAAGAGAAATTTAAAGGATATACACCTAAAATATCTACCAACGATGAAGAAGTAGGTAAAGAAATTCAGGTGTCTAGAATTTATGAACCAATCTATAACTTGTTTAAACATTATACTAACAACAGTGCAAAAGCTGGTGTAGGTATTGGTGCTATTGATATTACATACAATGAGATCTTTAACAGGGTTGGTATGTATATGACTCCTAACAATAGAGAATTTGTTAAAGGATTAGAGTTTAATAGTCCAGAAGTACAAGAAGCAATTGCTCTTGCAAAAAGACAACGTACTATTGAAAATATAGATGCTAAGAAAAAAGCAAAACGTAAACAGTATGCTGCAGATAATTTAACAACATATGATCAGGTTAAGCCTAATCTATTTAAAAGTAAAGCCGATAAAGAACAGTACTTCTTAACAGATGCTGAAGAGGCAGAAAAAAAGAAAGTAGAAGAAGAAATAAACAATTACAAATCTAAATATAAACTAGATCCTATTCGATTATTACAAGAATTCCAAAGACAAACTATCTATCTACCTCATAACACGATGAAGGTAAAAGATTCTGCAGGTAATTTCTATAATGATTTAGCAATTAGTTTATCACATACTACAGATGTATTTGGTCAAAACCAAATTTCTGATGTCTTGTCACAATTAGAAAATGGTTGGTTAGATGCTGCAAAAGAACCTTGGATATATTACTTAAGAGGTAATGAGCAATTAGCACCACATCTTTTATTTTTAGTACAAGCAGGAGTACCTATTGAGCATGTTGTATCATTTATAGGACAACCAATAGTAGTAGAGTATATGGAAACATTATCTAAACTACAGAGTCAATTTGGTCAATTAATGCAGTTTGAAGGAGTAAATAATGTTACTAGAAATCAAGCTAAGCTCATGGCTAAAAAGATTATGCTTGAAAAACTAGGTTATAGTTTAGAAGGATATAAAGGTAAGAATAACAGTGAGAAGTTAAATAAATTATTATCTGAAGAAAGCTTTTTTATACAACCTGAAAATGGAGCATTTAATCTTGATCAGCTAAAAGATCAAATTGATTATGTATGGAAGAACTATCAACCATATGAAAAAAATGGTAAAGTAAGAATGTCAGATAGAAACATTGATTATTCAGATGAAAAACTTAATGATCTTCAGAAACAAATACTTATTCATTTCTTACAAGTATCAGAAATGCAAGATAGCATCAGAGATGTTAAAATGAAAACAAACTTTGATACTACTCCATCTAAAACTCTTAATAGTGCACAAACAAAAATTTCTCAACTTAAAGAGTTAAAGAGAACTAAAACAGAAAAAGATGGTGACATATCTTCTCAAAATAAATATTGGAGAGTGCCTTCTCAAATAATTGAAAAAATTGTACCTACTATTAAAAGAAAAGATGCAGATGGAACACTCATTGATACAGGTAATTTAGATGATGATGCTATTGAATCACCTATTGGATCATTCTATGTACAGCCTATTCAAAACTACTTATGGAGTCCTTTATTTCCTCTAAAAAGTAATCGTACAATAAATAACTTTATTGATAGTTTAGGATTTATTGAAAAAGATAAAGCTCGTAATAACACATGGATGAGCGATGATGAGGAAGTAATTACAGGATTTAAAAATGCACTTGTTCCTATTATCTTTCAAAATGAATTCTTATCATTTGATGTAAGAAAACTTATGTCAATTGATTTAGAACCTACACCTGTTACATATAGAGATGCTGAGGTAAAATTAGAATCAGTAATTGCACTAACAGCAGGTGGTGCAGTAGCTAAGATGGATAAAGGTCAAATGACGATCTACTTTGATTATAATACTTTATATAATCAATTTATCAATAAGGATTATGCTAAAGAAAATTATGGTGGAGATCTAAGATTTCAAACTCTTCCTGAAAATCAGTTCCGTACTTTTGGTGAGTATGTTAAGTATGTATTTGAGAGAGAATATATTAGAGCAACATTTGCTGAATTAGGTGGTAAAAAAGTTATTGATGATCTCTTTGCAACAGATCCTAAAGCTAACTCCTTGTATAAGGATAGTTTAGCTAGAGCTAAAGCTGTAGAAGGAATAGAGAAAAAAGATATCAATAAGATTAGAAAGCGTATAGCATTTGAAACTTATATTACAAATAAGGCTCTTGTAGAAGTATATAACATGCGTGCTTTATTCAATGGTATTGATACAGCATATGCCTTTGAGATAACTAAGTATCAAGATGATCCTGCATATAGTAAGCTAGTAAAAGAATTTAATATATTCCAAAACCTTACAGCAGATGCTGAAACTACAAAAGGTGGGCAAAATAGAATTAACCTAGCCTTTGTTGAATCTGTTAATGATGCATCAACAATTAACTCTTATTATGAGCAAGTTGCCCATTTAAGTAACAGTGCGTACTTAACACGATTAAACAGTATAAGAAACTTAGGTCTTTCTCCAAGTCAGATTAGAGAGATTGAGAGTACATTTAAGAAGCTTCCTATTATAGCATTTTTACAATCAGGTATGGAACCTCATGGTAGATTTGCTTTAAATAGAATTGTTGATGAAAGTGTTGTAAGAATGATGTCTCAGTCATGGGTAGATTCTTTTATTGAAAAAGTTCAAAAAGAAGAGCTATCTAAAAACTCAAGTATTAGATATAAAACTTTACATGAAACTTTTAATGCATTTGTAGGAGCAAATAAACGATATGACTCTCGTGGTAAAAACTATATAATTGATAGAACCAAAGATGGTAAACCAGCATTAAGTTTAGAAGATTTAAGAATTATAAATAGTGATATCAATCCTAAAGAGGCATTGTTTGATCCTGCATATATACAATCTAATGGATTACCTTCTAATGGATTTATATCTTTAGGAGATACAGTATCTACAGATATTAAATTTAGAGGTGATAAAACATATGAAGGTGTTGTATCAAACATCTCATATGAAAATGGACTTATTGATATTACAATTGATGCTACATCAGGAGGTAAAGTCAAACTATTATTTGATACTAAAGGTAACATACGTACAGCTTATACATCTAAAGCTGAGAGTCCTACAGATTTTCAAAAAACAACTTTTGCAAAACCTAAATTTGAATTATCTAAATACTTTATTAAAGAAGTTATAGGGGAAGATAGAGTTTACACTTCAGTTGGTGATACTGTAACTGGTGTATATTCTTATTCTATAAAAGAAAAATCAGTTTTAGAACCAATATCTGTTACAGTAGATAGTATCAAAGATATTGGTTATCTATATAATCAAGGAAAAGAGGCTCAAGGAACAAATAGATATCTTGTAGATGTTACCATAACTAGTAGAGAAAAACCAGCTAGTAAAACATTTGTTATAGATACTAATGGTATTATTTTAGGTGAAGTATTTAAAGGTAGATTTAACCTTTCAGATAGACAAAGCTCATTATCTACAATTGTACTTCCTGCAGATAAAAGAAAAGCAGATCCGTCTCTAGTATTTAGATCTATGGTAGAAATGCAACAAGCTAAAGCAGCGGGTAGAATTCCTGCAGGAGAGATTGTAGAAGTTTTAAGTTTTTCTAAAGATGCTAGTGGTTTACCTGTATCAGATCTATATGTATTAGATGGTAATACAGGTGAAGTATCTCCTCTTACTGATAACTTGTACGATGATTACTTGAATATGGAAGAAGATATTCAAGAGCTGCTTGAAAAGAAAAATCGATTTGTAGTATATAATGATGCAGTTAAAGGCATGGATACTATAGAACAAGATAGTAGTCCATCAACAAATCCATTAGGAGGTAAAGAAAAACTTAAAGATAGATTTGTAAAATATGGTGATTTCAATCTTAAGATAGGTATTCCAACACGTAAAAAATATTCAGGAGGAAAACTAAATGAATACTTTGAGGATGATTATGATTACATAAATAATGTACAAAAGCCTAATGCTGAAGCAGTAGAAGCAATTGACAAAATGATTGATTCTATTAAGCTTATGATGGATCAGGGGTATACACCTATCTTTAATAACTCAGGATATGGGCAGTACATGATTGGAGCAAGTGATGATACTGGAAGAATGATACCTGATGCTGTAGGTACAGGACAAGAAACATTTAAGTATTTATCTACTAGACTATTGGAAATAGGTTTTGTAAACCCTAACTTTGTTAAGGAAGCAGAAGGTGTACCAGCTATTATTAAAGCTACTAATCAGCCTGCTACTGAAGAAGATATTGTTGAATTAATGAAGAAGTGTTTCTTGATATGAGTGTTTGCCCTAATATTAATTTGCCTGAATGGAAAGCCTTAGAAAAGGAATTTGGTAGATACCAAGCTTATCGTGATTTTGTAGAATCAGGATATGAAATAAGAACTGTACAACAAGTACAGAATAAACTTGATGCTGAAAAAATTTCTAAAGCTACTACACCTAGATTACCACATACAAAAGGTATAATGTCAGGTAGTGTTGAAGAGGTCAATATGATTGCATTTAATGCATCTCAAATTGATACTAATTCAGCAGTACAAAAGATGGTTAGAGATTCTCAAATTACAAGAGCAATGGAAATTGCACGTAAATTATCTGAGAATCTAGGTGTTAATTTTAATATTATTAGTGGGGAAAGAGCAACAGAAATAACTGCAGGATCAGTTAACCCATGGTCAGGACAGGCTGCATTTTACTATGGAGGAGTTGCATATTTTGTAGGAGATACCTTATCACTAAACTCTGTACTACATGAGTTTGCACATCCACTTGTTAGACAGATACAATTAGAGAACCCTACTTTATTTAATAATCTATATAATAAAGTATCTAGTACTAAAGAAGGTAGAGAAATAATTGAGAAGCTTGCAACTACACACCCTAAACTAGTTCCTGGAGACATGATGTATGCAGAAGAAGTTCTTGTACAAGCACTTGAGCATGCTGCAACAAAACAGGAATTAACTCCTAGTTTTATTCAAGCTATTAAAGATTTCCTATTTGCACTAAAGAAAGTATTAAGAAATGCATTAGGTCAGATTGATGTATCTAAACTAGATCAGAATACTACATTAGAAGAGTTAGCATCTATGCTACGTAACGATAAGTTTCAGATAGATACAGAACTAGTAACAGAAGAAGATGTAGTAGCCTATGCACAATCGTTCCAACAAGAAATCAATGAGCTCAAGAACCTAGATAAATCTAAAATTCAAGATGTAATCAGAGATGGTTATCGCATTGCATCTAGACAGTTGAGACAGCTACAAGAAGATAAGAACTATAAGGAGCTAGCACGTATTCTAAAAAATCAGTATCAAGGGTTTGATATGGAAACGATCATGCAAGATCTTAGTAAGTATCAAAAAGAGATTGATAACATTGTAAATAATGCCATTGAAGAAATGGAGTTGCTTACTAATCAATCTACTGCTGTAGTTAACACTGTATATAACCTTAGAACAATAGTAGAGAAGATTGAAGCTCATATGAAGGATATCTACAAGAATCAAGATTCTAAAGAAAACCTTCAGAAAGCAGTTTACTACAAAAAAATAGTTGATTATTGGGAAGCATTTATAGATGATTTAGATACTGCATTAAAGGATCCTGAAGCTAATGTTCCAAGTAATGCTAAGATTTATGATGTCATTAATAATATTCGTGGACGTTTTAAATCTATTAATGAGCTTACTAATACAATGATGGCTAATGGTGCCAGAGATACATTGTATGAAGAGTTTTTACCTATAGTAAGAGATGCTGAAGAAAGATATACACAGATTATATCTGACTTAAAAAAGAGAGGTGCTCCTCAGAGGACCATTGATAAATGGTATAGAGAGTACTATGGTATGACTGAAGCAGAACATGAGGTATATAAAGAGCTTAATGATAAGTATAACAAAGGCGAGTACATGAGCAAATCAGACAAAGCAAATTATGCTAGTCTTAGACTCATGTCAGCAAATGGTATTGAGCTTACTAAAGAGAAGATGGAAGATCTTCTTAAGAATAATATCAAAGATGCTAACTGGCTTAACTCATTCATGGAAGGTTACATGTATAATAATGATCCAGTTATTGGAGGATTAGCTTTATATGTAAAAAATAGAATGAATGAGGTATACGTAAAAGCACAAGCAAAGATGAATGCTTTTTCCATGGATATTAGAGACGATCTAAAAGCCATGGGGTATAATCCTCATAACATAGGTGCATTAGGTGAGGTCATAATGTTTAAGGATAATATAGCTAAAGAAGAGAATGGAAAGCTTGTAGCTAAGAAAATATGGACATTCTTAAATCCTTTTAAAGATTATAGATATGATCTTCGTATATTGAACAGAGCTGTAATGGATGCAGAAGAAGAATATTCTGCAAAAGGATCTGATGAAACTCTTAGTAGGTTATACGAAGCTATTGTTAAGCGTAAAGATTTTATGCGCAAATACTTTCATCAAGAGTTCAAACCAGAGTTCTATGAAAGAGAAAAGATATTTGAAAAGTTCCCTAATGATATAGTAGGGGCTATAGCTCAACAAAGAAGAAATGATGTTATAGATAAGATTAGAAAAGAATCTATTACAGCAGATGAGCCTGAATCACAAAAGAATCTAGATCGTTTGTGGAGAGAATACAGACAGATCTATTCATTATATGATGAGTTTGGTAATACCAAGGAAGGTAATGAGCTATTAATTTCAGAAAGACTTAGAGAATATAGAGAAGCATCTAGAGATTTCTTTGAGTGGAATGAGCGCCCTGGAGTATTTCAAAATATATTACATGCAAAAGAAGATGAACTTGCATCTAAATATGGTGTAGGAAGTGATGAGTATAATAGATTACGTGATGCATGGATTCTAAAAAATACAAGGGTAATTATTAAACCTGAATTCTATGCAGAAAGACAAGATATCTTAGATAAGATAAATGCAATACTATCTACTCTGCCTGATACAGCTCAGAAAGAAATAGATTTAGCGCCTTTACATCAAGCAATTATAGATATCAAATCAGGATTTAGAGATGATAATGGTCAACCTAATCCTGAAGAAATGACTACTGAAGCTCGCGCAAGAATTAAATTTCTTGAAGAAGAAATAGAAAAGCGCAAAGGTCTTTATAGAGGTATTAGTGGTTTGAATAAAGAACAATCTGAAAGACTAAATGAACTAATCACTAAAAAGAATGAAAGCGCTCTTACAGATTTAGAAGGAGCTGAGTTTGCAGGATTATGGCAAATGAAAAGAATGGGTCAGTTATCTGATTATCAAAGAAGAGAACTAGACGCAAGATATAAAGAGCTTAATGATCTTTCATCAAATGATGCAACCATATACTATATAGATATTATTAATAACTATTTAGCTACTATGGATACTACTGAGTTTGAAAAACAAACAGGTTCTACAATAATCGATGAAACATCAGCACATTATATGTTGAGTCCTGTTATTGTAAATAATCTTAAAGCACAGAGTCCTGAGTTTGCAAAATGGTATGACGCTAATCATATCTCCTATCAGACGCGAGAAGGGGAGATGTTTAAGAGAGTTAGTATTTGGTCAGTTACTAGACCTAACAATCCTAATCATTATGAGACTACAAAAATTAAAGATAGAACAGGGAAGGTAACAGATGTTATACAAGGAAAACCTGCATTAAAATTCTATCGTCAAGAAGTAAAACCTGAGTTTCAGAATGAGAGAATAGTTGGGGTTACTGTAGATAATAGAGGTCACTTCCTTCCTAAAGGTATAAACGATTTAGATAAATCATTACCTGAATGGGATAAGTATGTGAACTATCAATACTATGAATTAAAAGAAAAGAATCCTAGAGCATTTACTGTATTAGAAAAATCTGTTAGATATCACCTTGACAACCAGCAAGGAATGAATCAACGCGATAAGCTGTATCTAGATTTTCCTCGTTATACAAAAGGTAACTATGAATCTATTATAAGTAAAAGTATAAATGAAAGAGGTCAGAGATTATCAAATGGTGTTACACAGTTAGCTAAGCGTGTAAGAGAAACATTCCAGAAAGTTAAAGATGACGCAGAACAAGGATTTAGTTACAAGAATGAAAACAATCTAGTATATCTAGATATGTTTGATGATGAATTATCTAACGTTCCTGTTACAGGATTATATGATATTGAAGTAGATAATGTTTCTACAGATGTAATAAGTGGATTAAACAGATATATGCTAGGCGCTGAGAAGCAAAAGAAGCTTATTGAAATTAGTCCATTAGCTAGAGCTATTCAGGATGTAGTAAATGATCCTGCAAATAGTGGTGGAGTTGTAGAGCAAGTTAAGAAGAATATGATCTCTAGATTCCTTATGCCTCCTCGTAGGAAGAAGGACACTACTGTGAGAGCTAGAGCTATAAATAACTTTATAGAAAGGGAGTTTGAAGGAATTACAATGAAAGGTTGGGGTTCAGATTCTGCTGCCTTAAATAAAGTAGCTAATGTTTTATTTAAGAATGCTTCGTTCCAATTCTTTGCACTTAACATTCCTTCAGCAATGAAGAACCACTTTGGTGCTAAGTTTCAAACTATGATTGAATCAAGTGCAGGTCAATATCTAAATCCTATATCTGCAGGTAAGGGAGAAGCTTGGGCTAGTATGGCAATGGCAGACTTAAGCTTTGGAGGTAACTTATATACTAAAGGTCCTAAGTCTCTTACTCAACAGATTATACAAGTATTTGATCCTGCTCAAGGTAGATTAGAAAATGACTTTAGGGTATCATCTATGTCACGTACTCTTACTAAAGATGTTGTAGAAGGGTCATGGTTATATAGTCCAAGAAAATGGTTAGAGCTACAAGCTACGTTTCAATTATTTGGTGGTATGATGTACCATAAGAAGATTGAACAAACACTACCTAATGGATCTAAGAAGATGATCAACTATATAGATGCTTGGCAATTAAATGACAAGAATCAAATTGTTCTCAAAGAAGGTATTGATCCTAAGTGGGGTATTACTTATGATGATGAAGGTAATGTAAAGATGGGTACTGAATTCTCATTATTTAAGAATAAAGTACATCAGGTAACTAACAACTTACAAGGAGCATACTCTGAGTTTGATCAACCTGAAGCTCAGCGTTATGTTGCATTTAGATTCATAAGTTATTTAAGAAGATACTTTACACCAATGGTAATGAATCGTTTTGGATATGCAGGACCATTAGGTAAAGCAAGACCAAGATTAAACCCTGGATTAGGAGAACCTGCTATGGGTTATTACATAAGAACTCTTCAAGTACTTAAAGAGACAGTAACTCAAATGGGTAAGAATGTTCCCTACATGACAAAGGAAGAGTCTAGAGCAATGATGAAAACATTCTCTGAATTTGCTTTACTATTACTAGTTAGTGCAATTATCTTATTAGCATTTGGTTGGGATCCTGATGAGGATGATGAAGACAGATATAAAAGACTTAGAAGTAAGTCAGGTGCTATGCCTTTTTGGGGCATTGTAGATGATGATGATAGACCATTTAATAGCGCAGGTTGGTTAGAGTTACATGCATTAAATCTAATGATACAGATACGTGCAGAGAATGAGCAATTCATACCTATACCTGAAAAGCTATTAGGATTTGGTGGTGTAGATAATTACTTAGAGATGCTAGATCTTAAGTCTATTGTTACTGGTCCTACTACAGATACAGCACTTCAAATCTTTGATGATGCAATAGCAATTTTGAGAAATGAAGATAGTGCTTATTACTCTCGTGATGTAGGTCCTTATTCATTTCAAAAGAAAGGTGGGTGGAAGCTTTCTGCTAAACTTGCTAAAATGCTAGGATTTACTGGTAGTACACTTGATCCTGCAAATGCAATTCAGAAATTCTACCAAGCTATGGCAATGGTTAAGAGATAATATCTTACTTAAAAAAGAAAAAAAAGGGGAGACTAAATCTCCCCTTCTTCATCTTTTAGCATGTTAAACTTTAAATACTGCTCTACATTAGGCGGAAAGTACTTAGGTCCCTTAAGAATTTTTCCATCTTCACGTAGTACAGGATTACCATCTTCACCTAGTTTACTCATATTACTAGATTGAATCTCATCAAAGATATCTTCTATAATATATTGTAAACCATGTTTAAGTATTGTTCCACAAAGAATATACATTTGATCTCCTAATGCATCTGCTATAGATACAATATCATTAGTATCACAAGCATCTAGATATTCATCATTTTCTTCAGCCATTAATCTATGGCGTAGCTCATATTCTTCTTTGCTAATATGTTGAGGCCACTTAGCGTTCTTTTGATTGAACGCCTCGTGAAACCTTGCAACAGCATCTAATTGTTTTTTCATTATAGTATAGAATTTACATAATCAACTGGTACAGTAACTTCTTGCCCATCACTAGTTACGATAGCATAGTTATCATTTTCCAAATATACTTCAATTTCTACGCTATAACCAAAGATGTTTTCTACTTCTGACTTGAGCTTATTAATAATAGATTCGTCATTAACAATTACAGAATTATCTGCTTCATCTTTTGCAGGATGTAGATTTTCATATGCTTCTCTAACCTCTTCTATTTCTTCTTCAGTAAACTCTTCTTGTACTGGTTCAGGAAGTACTTCTTTCTCTACGATCTCACCTTCAGGCTCAAAAGATATAGTTTCAAATGTGTTACCTGCAGGATCAGTATATGTTACAACTTCATTACGTGCTTCAGTATACTCTTCTACAGTAACATAGTTATGTTCTTCCGCTGCAGCATATTTGAGGTCTTCATCTATTTGATCTGCTTCTAAATCAGCAATTGAATTTAGTAAGTCAATTTGAGCTGGATCTACTGATATTGATGGTGCTTTAGGTAAGATATCCATAGCAGGTGCTGGTACTGTAGTAGCAACAGGATCAGTTAAGGTAAGATAATTTATCTTAATGTAGTTATGAACAAATCCTTGTTGATGAATCCACAGCTTAGGATGCGCGGACTTAAGCACTGTTAGAATGTGACAGTACACAGTCCATAAGCTATCAGAGTCTGTAGAATAAACATACGACGGCTTAGTATACTCCTTCTTAATACCACTAAGCTGCTCAATAGAGATCATGTCGAAGTTAAAGTATAGATCACCTAGGATCTTAGCAACTTGACCACGACTTACTTTGATGTTCTCCATCTTATGTTTTGCATCTAGTACAGATAGATAATACTTTTCTGCATTAGCAATCTTATCTGCGATGGTTTCTTGTACAAGGGTATCTGCATCACCAGTATGCTTACGTATAAAGGTATTATCTTCCTTCTCAATTACATATGCATTATTCTCCCACACAAAACCACCTACTGCACACTGGAACTTAGTTGACTTATCATAAGAGTTAGTCCAGTTAAATGACATTAGAAAGTTTGGATCTTCTGATCTCTTAATAACATAGCTACCTCTAGCAACCTCTAGGTTGTTATTAGCTCGATATTCTTCTGCTAATATTTCAAATCCTGCTTTTGCAAGTCCTTTCTTTACTTCATCAATAATAAATCCATGTGATATAACAGTATATGTATCTGTTTTCACTGGTAGTGGAACTGCTTTCAGCTCCACATCTTGTACTACTTTAGTTGTTTTTGACATAACGATTTAATTAAATAAACTTAGTTGTGATTCAAATAAATGAGGAACAATGTTCATTAGTTCTTTATGAATGTTCTCAAGATAATATTGCGTGTTAATTGTATACTCATCCCAAGCTAGATCTTCTTTCTTGTTAAGTACTTTCTGTAACCAACGTCCTGACTCTAATTGTATTTCTCTACCATCAGATTTGTTAGTCTTTATTATCTTACATCCATTAGTACTAATATAGTACCTCAAGGTTTTTTGTAACTTCTGCTTCCTAGCAGTACCGTCTACAATTTCATGCTGTATAAATTCCCAATTACCCTTGATCTTTACACCACCACAATAATCATATATGTTATCGTGATTCTGTGCTAGATAGTCTTCAGGTTCTATTCCATTTAGGAAATAATGATATAGCGCCTTACGTATTATCAAAAAGCTTTTGTTTTTATGTAGAGCTAGATCTTCAAACTCAAATCTACCCTTACACTTAACTGGTGCAAAATAATACTTGTCGTCTTCTTGCCTAAGCATTCTATGAGGATTACTACTTAACTTATCATATTCCTCTTTACTTACTTCCTTATACTTGTGTTGTGCTATATAGTTATTTACATCAGCAAGTATTAGTTTTTGATACTCATCGTGCTCTAGCTGCAGGTTAGTTATCTTCTCCCACTCTTCACAAATCTCTAGATATTTAGATTTATACTCTTCAGGAATCATCATCTCTAGACCATCTGTATTTTGCATAAGAGGAATAGTACCTGGAATACCTTCTGCTAGCATCTCATAGAGCATAGTAAGAGATAGCTGACCATTAATAGTAACACGCATAGTAAGCTCTGGGTCATATAGGAAGCTGTCCTTCTCATTACTAAGACCATAAGTAGCATTCAGGATAATCTTGTAGACATAGTTCTTAGGATCCTTCTTAGGTATCTTACGTCTTTCATCAAAGAACCACTCATACTGATCACAGAATTCTTCTTTAGGTAGATGAGCAGGGCTCCATCCATTTCTAATTATAATATTAGGATAGAAACTAGTAACATCAGATGTCATAATTATCATACCATCTTTAGCTTCATAGATACCAGACTTCCTTGCACCATGTAAACCACCTAGAGCATAGTCAGTATGTGCACCACGATACTTAACTGTATGCTTGAAGGCACCTTTAGTGTTATCAGGATAGACTATAAGACGTTTAAAAGCCTCATGTAATTGTTGAAACTCAGGACGCTTGAAGGATATGTATGATAGTAAAATATCCTTGACGACTATACGCTCACGTATGGTACGCAGTTGTCTAAGCTCATACTTCTTAATGCCTGTCTTCTCACTAAGGAACTTCATAAACAGCTCCTTACTAATCTTAGTCTCTGATGCGCTATATAGATCTAGTTTATACTCCTCTGATAGTGTCTTACGTAGACGTATTAGTTCTGTACTCCGCACCATTATCTCTTTAGTACTCCTTACATCATTAATACAATACTGTATAATCATTGATTGTTCTTCTACAGAAGACAGCTTATGCGTATGATGCAACGGCATATCCACTATATTATCCCAATCCATGTTATACTGAATCCACTTTAGACTACTCCTTTTAGCTTTATTATCCCAATGGTTCAATCTAAATACGTCTATCTGCTTTATGAAAAGATCTTTAGGGCTATATTCTAAGAACTCACCCGCGTCTTTTCTAGCAATAGTATCCTGGGCCACTGCATATATTCTCGAGGCTATATCTAGAGAATTCATATAGGCTAGTTCTCTAGCATTAAGTAAGATATATTGTGTTATCTGACTATCGAAGTTTAAACCATTATAGCTTATGTGCCACTGATTATTCTTAAGATTATCTCTGAGGAAAGTAAGCAGCTTTACTATATCATTACTGTAAGCACTTATTGCAAATACTCGTGTATCTTCTTTCTTGTAATCCTCAAATACTGCTACGAAACAATCTACCATAGTCTCGTAGTCCATTACCCAATGTGTCTTCATATAGTAGCTTTTGCAGATTCCATTAGAACAATAAATTCATCTAAGGTTTTCTTACCCACGCCTCTATACTTTTTGAAGTCTTCTATATTATGATTAACAAAGAACTCTAGATTAAACTTGCGCGTGTCATTCCACATAATAGTATAATCGTAATCACTGCGTAGTATACCACACAATCTACTACTTATTAATCCTAACATATATAACTCATGTATATCTGATTGTAAGGATATATTATACTCTAGTAGTTTTTTCTTCTGAGCTTCTGCTAGCTGCGCTTCATATTGTTTTACAATTTTAGAAGCGTTCTTGTACTTTCTTTCTGTTATCATGGTCATGTTCAGTTAAGCTGTTCCCCCGATTTAATTAGACAAAAATAGAGGGGACTATTAATCCCCTCTACCACTTTAACACTACTTATTACTTAATCTCCATTCCTGAAGCATCTACAAGAGATGGTGTCTCAGGAATAACGAGATCAGTTTCTTTCTTACGAGCTTCTTCAATATACTGCCAATAATTAAATGCATCTGCATTAACTGCAAAAAACTTGATGAAATCTATAATTTCTTGTTCATCAATAACATAATACTCTTGAAATGTTTCAATGGTGCGACGCTCTTCTTTGTAAGGTTTTCCATTTTCTCTCTTACCAAGTTTCATGTACATCATATCACCATTGTCATCTAACTTTGGTACGTTATGAAACACTTGTTTCTTTACTTTACTAATAACTGCAAGTAGTCCTGTATTAGTATCGTACATTGCTTCTACATAAGGGCAATCTTCTCCAACTGGGATAAGCTTAAAACTTTTTGCCTCACCCCAATAATTACTTAAGGCAATCATGTTCTTGCCATAGTTTTCTAATTTCATAATAAATGATTATTGTTTTAACAAATGTATGGAATTATCTGATATTTCCAATAGAATAGGTTTGGTTATTAGACTCTCTTGATCCTGTGCAGGTGGACTGCACAACTCACCAACTTGTACTAGTAAATCTAGATCGCAATCTAATAACTCTGAGTATTGATAAAAATGTTTTTCAGGATACAAATAACTATCTATATAAGCAGCGTTATATGGATTACCTGAATAAAAATTAATTATCTTGAACTTAAACTCACTGGATAACTGGGAGTACTCTCCTCTCACTACCTTGTAGTAGTCGCGGCTATATTCTGTAAAATCAAATACATAGGCCACCATATTGTCAGGTAGTAGAAAGTAATCATAAAACATTGAATTGGATAATAAGTATCTTTCTTCAAACTTCTTGTACTCCGCATCTTTTCTATTATGGTAGATACATATAAGCTTGTTGTCACCAATCTCATACATATCTTCCCATCTTAGAAATGTTTCTACAGGCACAATACTTGAGCCCTGCTTAATCCTTAGTAATGGATACAGAAAGAGTTTACTTTTTTGATAATAGGTTTTATATACATTTTTAATATCCATAGTTAAAGTGTTTATAATAAAACTTCTTGCGCTACGAATTCAAAAGGTAATGTATAATCACGATTATCATAATGATATTTAGCTTCTAGTAATACCTTACGAGTATCATCTTTCCATTTACTTATTGTTTCATCTGAAACTTTAAATGCATAGACTTGATTATACTTGTCGCATACTATAAAGTTAACCTCAATGGTCCAGTCGTCAGTTATCACATCCTTAAGAAAGTGCGCAACTAATCTAAGGTAGACGCCTATCTGCAACCAATACTTCCAATACTCCACAGACTCAGGGAATTCTTTTAAGGATTTATTAGATGTCTTTAAGTCATTGATGGTTACTCTCTTTGCGTTAACATCTACGACAAGATTATCTATGATACCCTTAAGTCCAAATTCAAATGGTATACGTGTATCTATATCTTCAATAGGAGCAGTAAGCTCTACTTCATTGTATATACCTAGGACATCGCTAGCAATCCTATCTAGTCCTAGTAGTGATACTATTTTAGAATTAGATTTGATAATTTGAGCTGCTTCTGAACATTTGTATAGAGTTGCTTGATCTATTATATCTCTATTACGTTTATTCTTTAGGAACTCATAGTATTGAATAGATTGATCTGTAAGAATTTTGTCTAATCTCTTTTCGTCTCCTGTTTTTTGTACACCATCTTTGTCTGGTTTCTTGTCATCAACTAAGTTTTGATGAAGAGGATACTCCCTCATGGCTGCAAGGATAACTTCTTTTTGGTCTTCTAAACTACCTTCGCTATCTGTAGTTACAGCATGTACAATATCGATAATATCTTTTACACTTGCAGTAGGTAAATTATCAGCTGCTAAAATAAACTTATCGTCAAACTGTGCACTATCTAGAATCAGATAATGTATAAGCTTACCTTCGATAAGATGCAGATCGTTTCTAACTTCTTTCTCCTGTAAAATATATTCTCTATAAAATATAGATGGCGCATATAGTAATCTGTTCAAACTACTATAGCTAAAATTGAAGGGAGAATTATAAAAGTCTCCCTCCATTTGTATTTTTCTAATAGGCTCCATTATCGTATTCTATATTAGAATTAGGCACTAATCTTGAGTTGCAAAATTTACCTTCGTATTGATTATGTGTATCTGCATAATAGTATAGTATCTTCTCCATTGATTCTTCTGTTAATTTACCATACTCTTTTAAGAGCTCTGCGATTTTGTCTACATCTGAATTTTTAATATTGCTTTGAATATATCTGATATCTAATTCGTAGAACTGTAAAAATCCTTGGAAGTTTCTATGACCTGATTCTCTTAACTGGGCTATCTTTTTAAGATTCTTAGTGAGCAGTATATAATTATTTAGAATGCTTTCTTCATAATTAGAATTTGCCATCATCTCTATTGCAAGTATATGATTGCTAGTGTCTGTGCTATCAAACATTGCTTGAAGCTCATTCATCTTTTCATCAGTAATAATCATGGAGTCCCCGTTGATATAAGGGAGAAGATCGTCTTGGTGTCTTATCTTGGATAATAGACTTGGATTCTTCAAAGATAAATAATTTTTTGAATTATATCCATAGCCATACCATAAATAATTACTAGTAGTTTCTTTGTAATCTTTCAAGAACTTTTCTACATCTGCCTCAGATATAACTATTTCCATAGAAGAATGTCTGTCATACTCTTGTAATTTTTCCATGAACTCCTCATATCTGCGATCCCCTCTAAGTTTAAAATAATCTCTAAACTTAGTAAACAACGCATAACTGTTGTCATTAGTAGATCCTTTAACAATACATCTATAGTTTTTGTACTGAACTTCTTGATTACTTAGATACGCTGCAGATTTATTTTTTGGTAATCCGTTAATAAAAATATAATCTGCTTTCTCACTTGACCTTATAAAAGATATCCCAAGCTTCTCACCAATAATCTTTAGTTTAAATCTAGGTATACTTACATCAGGTAAACAATATAATTGCTGACCTTCTTTAAAGATATACTCCTTATCCATAGAAGCTTTAAGTATATCTTTGTGCTCTGCCATATATTCTATATCGGCAGTTAATCTCCAATCATTATCAGGTGTATATTTTAATACTACAACTGGCTTTAACATACTATTTCATTATTAATTCATTAACTTCAGGAATAAAAGTTAGCTTCTGAAACTTTGTTTTATTTCCTGTAAACAACTTCTTAGCAATTACAAATTTCAAATCATTTGTAAATACGTTGTCATCAACTATAAGCGACTTGATTCTCTCAATTATTTTAGCATCTATAGGATTTGACTCCGCATAAAATAACGCATAATTAACAAGACGACTAGTTAACATGCTCGCTATATCTGCTCTGTACCCAGAACCATCATGAACTATATCTGTCATCTCACTGATAATAGTTTCATGCGCACCTTCAGTAAGCATTCGTTTAGGAGTAATTAATTTATCTAACTTATTAGCAATAAACTGTGTAAACAAAGTACCTACTTCAACACCTACAGAACCCTCACCAATTTGTTGTATGAGTCCTAGTTTAGTTTCGTAATTCTCAATAACATCGAGACAGTTAAAGAAGTTAGTAATGGATCTAGCATTAACATTCTCATTTACTACTTCAGGATGCATTAACATGAAGTTTATACATCTACCATCAACTTCATTAGCTTCTGCCCACTCAGCCCATCTCTCTACGCTATATTTAATTTCTACACTAACAAAACGAGTACGTTGAGCATTGTCAATACTATTTACTAAATACTTACCATCGTCAGGGTTAGCAGTTAGAATTATATGCCAGTTCTTAGGAAGCTTCCATGAGATATATTCTTGTCTGTCTACTAGTTCCATTACTGCTTGTATGAATCTTACATCTGCTCTATTCCAGTCATCTAGTAATAGTATACCACCTCCTGCTTTATCTGCAATCCATTCTGGTGGACAGTATGACATTCTCTTTTCTCCTGTAAACTTAAACTCCTGTTTAATATGTTCATCTACCGCAGTCTCATCTACCCACTTTTGAATTTTAATTCCTGACGGTGTATCTTTTACTAATTTGAATTGTCTAATAGGAAATCCTACTAGGTCACCTAACTCTTCTATCTGAGCTAAGTTTAGTTTAACAAAGCTTAAACCTTGTTCTTGTGCAAGTTGAATCACGGCACTTGTCTTACCCATACCTGATTCACCAATAATTTCTACAGCAATAGGATTTTTTCCTTTCTCTTGAATGTGCTGGTTGTTTTTAATTATGTGTTCTAAGAACTCTTTTAACTCTTTACTTTCTAGTCTAACCTTTCCCATCTTTTTTGTTTTCAGTTAAATTAATATATCGATTTACTCTTGCAGGTATTACTACATTCCAGTTGCACTTATTGCAACATCTATCTTCTTTAGACTCTACTTTAATAGGCCAAGGATTATTACCATACTTATCATCCATCTTGGCACCACAAATACAACATTTCATATATCTAGTTTTATACTTTCTCCAGGTAATTCTTCATTGATTTGACTTGCACTACTATGCACCCATAAGATTTTACCTTTTGCATTTACAGGAGGAGAGGCTTCCCCATCTGTAAAGTATATAAGGCAACTGATCTTATTGAAATGTTCATTATAGTAATCTATTACTGGTTGGAAACTTGTACCACCTCTGCCATGTATTTTATAATCTTCATTAGGATTATACTTACCTACATGTGAGATAGCTGTATCACACTGCACAATAGTCACTTCATTACCTGTTTTAGTTATATGATGAATCTCTTGTAGAAATTCTACGAGTTCATTTTTACTTACAGAACCTGAAGTATCTATACCTACTAGTATGTGTTTCTGTTGCTTGATCTTGAGTCCTGGATTCTCTTCATATCTCTTACTAAGTTTTCTCCTAGTCTTCTTCGTATATGTTTTAGTAGACCTACCTGTAAATCTTCTAACATAAGATCTCCAATCAAACTTTTGAGGTGGTATATTAGTTAGCTTCTCAATTATATTTATAATCTCTCCAGGTAAATGACCTGTTGATTTTGATACTTGCTCAGCTACTTCTTTTAACACGCCTGCTGTTTGTTCTCTAATTACTTTTTGGGTACCTTCATCTAGATTATCAAACTCCTCCCAATCATGATTAGTTAAAGTTATTTCTGTACCGTCATCTAAAGTAACTGAGGACTCACCATTTTCAATTGCACTTTTGATTTTCTCTTGTATCTCTTGTTTAAGGTTATGAAGTTTATCGTAATAATACTTAGTACCTTGTTTCTCTTCAAGCTTAAGTTCTGGAAATGTACTTGGTAGTAAGGCTCCTTCTGGTAGCCATATGCTATCGATATATTGATTTATCTCAATATCCATAGCCATGTTAGCAATCTTTTTATCTGATAGATGTGTAAAATCAGATAGATGAAAGAATGCTATATGCAATAGTTCGTGTTTAAGAAGACCTTTCTTTTGATCATTAGATAGAGTGTTCCAAAATTCAGGATTAATAGTTAGACTAAAGTTAATTCCTGTTACTGATACACATGCTGTTCCTACTTGTTTATCCCATGTTTTATTCATTGCGGCTAGCATGAATCCATAGAATGGTTCAGAAAACATTAAATCTTTTGTTACTCTTGCTAATGAATCTTCATTAGTATTCATCAGTCTTCAATTTTTAAAGTTTTAATAATTTTATTTAATTCAATTAAACTAGCTTCTTCAGCTGCTTCATAAGTTTTAAATCCTTTGTTCCAATGTAATACAGCTAAGTAATTTGGTTTATAATAAATCACATATCCATAATCACCACCATATTCAGGTTCTACAAGCTGAACTAATCCTATATAATTATATTTATTTCTTATTTCTTTGAAGCTATTCATATTTATTTTTTTTTATTTAGATTCAGCATATTCCATTGCTAATCCCCAATGATTAATATAATCTTCCATATCACTTTGTTTTATAAAATTTACCTAAAATGTTAGAGTTGAGATATAATGGATTGTCAAGCACATCATTGCAGAATAGATGCTTAGCCTCCTGATAGGTGAGCTCTGTTGCACTGAAGCATATCATTAGTATCTCACGTTTGATTTGTATTCCAGCTTTACTTGCTGCCTTCATTACGTCATTGCTACTATAATACTTATGATAATCTAACTTAGATACTTGCTTGTACTTTTTAAGGCGCTTGTCTTCCAGTGCAAGAGTAGCGCGCTTCCCTAGCTTTACCTTACGGTTAGCATAGAAGTTCTTTTTACCTATATACATTACAGCATTACCATTTATAATTGCTGTCATTTGGTAGACAAACCCTACTGCTCCTTCAGGTATCATCTCATCGGTGAACTCAACACCATTATATAACCAACTCATTTTAATAATTTTACTAGTGTATTATATATTATAATACGCACATTACTCAGACCATAATCTCTTACAGAATCTGATACATCCTTGGACATCTGTAGATGTACATAGTTTATACCATACTCCTCTTTATATCTGTGCATTGCTTTTATACCTGCTACGTCATCATCTAGGATGGTGAATATAGCTTCATACTTACTTTTGAATTCCTTAAGGAGCTCATCAGGTAGCATTGTATTCTCACTGTCAGGCGCAATTACATCTATGTGATTAAACTTCATAGCCACAATAGCCATTGCATCTTTAAGTGAACTGCATATCATAAGATACTTTTTACCTTTTAATTGATCTGAACCTTGAATATAATTTGCAACTTTTATAAACTTCTTACTTGTAAGTCCTGGCTGATATATTTTGGATAGAATACCATCTTGAGTAAAATACCCATAGATACCATGTCTTTCTATTTGAATCTTTTCCTGATTACCTTGACTATCCATTCTTTTCATAACATAATACTCTAATGGTTTTACGTTATATTCATCTAAAATCTCAGAGCTTATTCCAAACTTAGTCCAATATGCTGCATCTGCAGTATTCCAAGATCTTACCTTGCAGTAAGCAACTTTGTATCTACTATGTGCAGTTATTGATTTAGCATATGCTACAGGTAGATCCTCATTGTTTATATAGTTTTCGTAATCTGACTTGATTCTCATAGCGGCATCCTTATAGTCTAATCCATAAAGTTCTGCAACTAATGCTACACCATTACCTCCTTTTGAACTTGAGAAATCTTTAAACATATATTCACTTTTTTCACCTACATATATACACATAGAAGGAGTCTTCTCTGTTTTAAATATGGAAAGCATCTTAAGTGATTGCCCTGTTAGCTTCTCTGTCAAGTTAAGGTAGTGCTCAAATATCCATTGTGATGGTACATCCTCTACAAAAAATACATACTTTCTTGCTACCATATCAGAAATAATAAAAAAGGGGAGTATTACCTCCCCTCTTTAAGATTAGTTTGGTTTATAGGTCGAAGTCTGAAAGATCTATTTCTACAGCAGGCTTCTCTACTTCAGGCATTTCTACATTAAGATCAATATCTTCTGGAGAAAAACTTTGTACTTGTTTAGTTTGTGCTTTCTTAAAGTGACGTGCTTCATCAAACTTAATAACTTTTTTCTTAGCATTAAGCAAACCTTTATATGGGTTATACCATACATCATCTATTTGTTCACTCTTTACAAAATATAAAGTCTTCTTGATGTTACCATCTTTTGCAAGATATTCCTCGCCACCAATACATACTTCTAAGTATGTACCTTCTGCAGGTTTTTCTTCATTCCATTTCTCAATCCACTCTTCAATTGTAGTTAGGTTATTATTATATTTCTTAAACCAATCTACAATACCTAGTTCCATACATAGATTCAAAAGATCTTTTAGAATTTTGGAATCACGAGTTTCATTCTTATTAGTTCTTGTGTTGAATCCGTCTTTATAAGGATAAGAACTATACCTTACATTACCCACAAGACCCTCATGTTTAGGTCCATCAGGATCATCCTGATTAATTGGATAACCTTCAAAGTCAGGTGAAGGCTTTACTGTCTCCATTTTCAATACTAAATATAAAGCATTCTCTTCAGGCTTATAATAATCTCTAGCCCATAGTTCTAGCTTATTAATCTTTGCTTTGTAATTACCTGGATTTATACCTTTATAACCTCCAGATGTCCCGTTTCCACTAGGAATTTCAATACCTAATCCCATTTTTTAAACTGTTTAAATTAATCAATATATACTTTATTCCAATGAGTCACTAACCCTTCATCATTCATTTCAGATACTATAATATCTTGATTTCTTAAATGAATAGGTCGTGCTCCACATGCTACGTCATCTTTAGTCTTAAAGGTTAATACGTTTTGATTACCCTTACGATACAGATATCCTATAGCATCGGATTGCGAAGATATAATTCTTTTTATTTTACCTGTTAAATCTAGATCCATAGAATTTACTTCAATACCTTTAGTTTCAATCATAGCATCTTTAACGTGACCAAGTAATATAACTCTTGGCGCATATGTTTTAATTTCTTCTATGACTTTAGTAATTGCATCGCGTAAATATCCATAGCCTTGACCATTAGGTAAGTTAAGAATAGTTCCATAGCTTAATTTGTCTGAAGTAGGATCAATAGTTCCATCTTCATTCTTCTTAATCCATCTTGCTTTACCCATTGGGGTTTTCATATAAAGCTTCTCTGCTTCTTTGACACACATGGTTTCTAATGCTGTAATTGTATCTACTGCAATATAATCATAAGGTCTTCCTGCATCAATTATAGCTTTACCAATTTCACGAATCTCAGTAACTGTTGTAGCCTTGAGCTTCATTGCATCTACATAATCTGAACCTGATTCTAAATCTAATATCAAACAGTTAGGTAGTTCTGCTAGCAGACTTGTCTTACCTACCTTTGGCTTAGAGAATATAATCAAATTCTTAGGACTCTTTGTTGCCGCGTTAACTTTTGCTGTTGGTAATACGATAGACATAATTATTGTTTTATAATATCATTTAACCATTGCTTCTTGCTTACAGGCTTCTTTAACATTATAGCTGCTAGATCTCTAATAGTAATTTGATCTAGTGGTAGATCTTGATCAGGATTAGGAATCTCTTCATCTATATTAAAGATGTCTACACCTATTGGTTCAGGCTTTGTTATCTTAGATATATACTCCTGATCAATAAGTTCCAACTCATCTACAGGAATAATATATCTTACATTACCTGTTTCAGGATGAGGTGTTGATGTACGATACTCTGTTTCATAATATGGATTCCATTTCCATTTCCATAATCTGTTTTGTGAATCTTCAGAGTCATAACTTTTGCTTACAAAATGCGTATAGATATCCTTACCTTTAACAAAATCTTGTTCAAAGAAGGATACTACTTGCTCCTTTTCACCTATAGGTATATAACAAATCCTTGGTATAAACAAAGGATTATCAACACCTAGACGCTCAAAAGATTTTTTGTGCAAAGCTTTAAGATCTTCGATCTTTTCTTTAGCTGACTTTTCTTTTATCATTTTACTTTATTTAATTTACTTACTCTTTTTTGCTGAAGTCTGACGAGGTGGTGCTTCCATCTCTTCAATCTCCATTGTCTTGTACATTGATTTGAAAAAACTCATCTTGGTATTACCATTTCTACACTTTAAAAAATGAAAAACTAAAACTGTATCATCTGCTATTATAAATCTCTCAGGACCATAGATTTCTATGTGTTTCATAGCTGGTCTATTGATTCCTATAACTAAATCAGCATGCTGCATTAAAGCATCTGCTCCAAATATATCTGTCTCAAGTATGTAATTACCATACTGTCCTTCTATATTTCTTTCTGGAGATTCTACTTGTCTACCTAGCTGAGATAGGATGATAAATATAATTGGATACTCTCTCTTTAACTTGGTACATATCTCACCTAATTGATATAAAACTTCTTGTTTGTTTATTCCCTTAAGTAAGATACTATGGTCTAATGTGATTACAGTATTACAGAAGATCTTATCACCATGCTCGTTTGTAATAGCATGATCTTCCATATACTTATGAATTGTAGCTTCAAATTGATCAATACTGGGAGGCATTTCTACTTCATGAACTGGATACTTACTTGCTTCAATTGCATACTTCTTACATGTTTCAAAGTCTGCCATTTGCAATGGGCCCTCTGCCTTATCAGCATTAGATAAATACTGATAAGACTTCTTTGTTACACTACAGAATTCTCTTAGTCTTGATTTTGCTGATACCATTTCAAGTGTAAATTCTAGAACCATAATATTCTGTCCTTTATTTAACCTGAAACCTTCACGTATGATTTGATCTTTAATAAGTGTCTTACCTGTTCCAGGTCTTCCACCTATAACTACCATAGAGTGCCACTCTATTCCATCTACACCTGCTTCGTTTACTTTATTCCATGGAGTTCTATATGTGTGTATAGTTCCCTCCATTCTTCCCTTCATATAATGAAGTGCTTCGATAAAGCCTTCTCTCCTTGACTTATAAGGAAGTGCTTCTATGTTTGCCATGATAATTGATTTATACAAATATAGCTATTAATCCTCATTAATCAAACCTTGTTGAAAACTTAGGGCGCATATAATCTTCCTCTGAATTGAGAATAATATCGCAGTAGTTAGCTAAATCAGATAAGTAAGATTTATCCTGATCCTGCTTTCTTATAAAGTACTGTGAGGTTCTCATAAAATTATAACCTTGACGATGATATTCATCTACATATCTTTCTGTTGCCTCTAGGATAGTATCCCAAGAGTAGTCATAATTATTAAAGAACCACTTGAATGCATTCTTAAGATTGTTAATATTTGTTCTGGCATACTTACCTGTTGGTAGTTTTATTGCAGGAAATGTTTCATTGTATTCTTTAATCTTCTGCTCATAATCCTTACCCATTATTTCTTGAGCTCCATTTTTAGCAAGCTTCTTGAATAATCCTTCCAAATGATTAACTATCCTAGCACCTTTACTTGTAATGATTATCTTATCATCTTTAGTTACGATGACATACTCATTGTATATTAAAGCCTGTAGCTCTAATGCAACATTAATCTTCTTTGTCTGGATGTTATCTCTCATACATGCTAATAGATAATACTGATTAGGATTGAGATTATACTTGGCAATAACATCAAATAATTCTTTCTGTGCTAACATACGATCCTGATATAATGTGAATTAGTTAGACCTCCTGTGTTGTTTAATCTTTCATATTCTTTAGAGGTCATGGTCCATCCTATTTCTTGTGCTGCTAGGATAAACTTATCCAAAGGTAAACTATTTGGAGTAAGATTTAATTCTTCGCAGTACTCTTCTATACGATGATCATTTTCTAATACATAGATTGTTACCTTGCTCATTACCATTTTATATCATAATTAAAGTTTTGTTTTATTATATCTGTGGCCTGCTTAAATACACCATTGCTATCCCAGGTACCTCCTGTATATGCAGCAGATGCAGGATGCTTACATTCTAATATATAATTAGTATCTGCATCTACATATGAAATATATTTCTGAGCTACTTTACCCATGAATATATATGTAAGGCCTGTATTATATTTTAATACATCCATTATGAAAGTAATGAATGGCTCCCATAATTCTGCATGCACTCCTGCTTTACCTACCTCAGTAGTTAGTGCTGTATTTAACATAAGTATTCCCTGCTTAGACCAATCAGCTAGATCATAATAGTGCATGTGTTCTATTCCCTCATCTTCTAACCCCTTGTAGATTGCTTTAAGGCTAGGTTGTACTTGTGATGGGTGCTGTGTATACTTACAACTAAATGCTATACCATCTGCTACTCCTTCTCTTGGGTAAGGATCTTGGCCTACAACAACTAACTTAAGATCATCGTATGGGCACTGCTCAAATGCTCTAAATAAATGCTTTATAGTAGGAGTAAATCTCTTACCTGCTAACTGGTGCTGTGCTAGCTTTCTTAATACATTTAAGAACTCTTCACTAAGAATAAAAGACTTAAGCTTATTAGCCCAGCCTGATTCTTTTAACTGCTCGTACAACTTTAATTGTACTTCTTTTAACTTATCATCCATAAATTTTATATATTTGCTTATAAATATTTCAAATGTCAACAGAAAACCAACACGTACACGTATTCCCTTTAGATGCTATTGTTTCTATTGAGATATCAGGAGCTTATTATACAAGAGTATCTAAGCTATTAGCTGATATGCTTATGCAAAAGCCACAAGAAGAACTTGTAAAGCTTATGTCAGATCTTAATCAACGAGCTCCTGAAACTGATGAAGAGTATAACATCCTTACTCTTATCATTTTGGTTAATGAAATTGAGAAAGCTGTTAAGGATCAGGAGAAGTTTGAACTTGTTAATCCTGATGATTATGAAAAATCTGACGAAGATTCAAATTAAGATCATCGCCAATTTCAACAGCAGCTTGAATAGCAAGACTGAGCTCTTCAATACTGCAATCTCCAAAAGACTTACAGTACCCTTCCCAACAGAGTCCTGCTCTTTCTTTTACAATGTTTTGCATTTCTTCAAATGAGTGACCTGACTCTGCTGCCATCTCTCTTATTGATACTTTGAGCTTAGATATCTGTGCATAGGTGCCATTATCTACATGCGCATCAAAGAATACATCTACAGACTGTCCTTCTTCCAAGGAATCGACAAAAATTTTGAAGAGGGAGGAATCACTTGTGTCTTTATGCACAAGCTTTCCTTCTCTCTTTATAAGTTTAATATTTAATACACCTTTTCTCTGTTTCATATAGCGTTTTCTAATTTAATTGCTTCTTCTATATTAACATCTTCTAGCATTACAAATCTTGATGATTTGAAATACTCATATGGAAATTTTGATGGTAACTCTAAGAGTCTAAATCCTACAATAGATTGTAATTCCATATGCGCAACATGTATAACTGTATATTCCTGCCCTTCTACCACCCTTGCGTTGGATGGTAGAATTGCCGGTTGATTAGCATCATCTATGCATAATACTCTAAAGTGTTTCATTTTTTATTCTTGGTCTTTTTGTTTTAGTTTCTATATCAATTATTAGTTTAGCAAAACGTTTAGTATCAGAACACTGCTCACACATCTGTGATCTTTTATCACCTGAAAAGTGGGACCCACATTCCATGCATGCTCTGATATAATAACCTTCTTTAAAACTACTAGGCAGTAGAGTATATTTAATTGGTTTATTTGTATTGACAAGTTTAGATTTGATAGCTGACTTCCACTGTGCATGCTTTAACTGAAACGTTTTACCTTCTCCATCTTTTATATAGAGCTTAGCTAAATACATTCCATCATGCATTTCTCCAGAGAACTTATCTCCTATTACATAATAATTTCCTGATGGGCATAAGTGATCTATCTTAACTAGATCTACTATATCAGGGCCCAAACATAATACCCCTGTCATATCATCCCACAAATCGCAGGACTGAAAAGGGTAGGTAATTACTGTACCTACTTCTTGTTCCATTAATAATCGATTACTTGTGTATTAAAACCAACGCTATCAAGCATCATTGCTATTTCAGCTAGCTCAATTGTTTCACCTTCTTTAATTGTATAGCGTCCTTTCTTATCTATAATTATTGCGCACTGTTCAGCTTGCAATGGCTCAAAGCTACAATACCTGATGAGGCATGCTATAGCTAGTGTATTATCAAAATTAGAATTCTTTATGATTGATAATCTAGCCATATTATTTTATCTGAATTTAAATGAGCTAATGCATTTTCAACCCAGGTTTCATCAACAGTATTCTTGTAGCAAAGAATATGAACTCCTGCTGTATCATCTGGATTGAGGCGCAACAATCTACCAAGCTTCTGCGATGCCTTTCTATTATTAGAATATGCATGCATGATTATACCTGATTTAAGATCTGGAATATTTACACCCTCACTTAGTTGCTCTACTGCAGATAATAATTCTATATCACCTTTCTTAAATAGCTCAAGGTTTTCCTTAGACTTTGGGTTGTTGCTATGGTAACTATGTGGTGACAATCTATCTGCTTGTGCCTGTGTATTTGCAAATAAAAGAGTTTTTGTTTTACGTCTAGCTAATAATTCTAAAACTTTTATCTCTTTACTTGTATAATCCATCATTGCACGCATGCGCATTACCCTAAGTATCTGTTTGTTTTTAGGCTTATCTTCTTGATCTATACGCGTAGTCCAGTAATTATAATTCTTTCTCTCTGATGTTTTCCAAGTTTTGCTGCCAGTTTTAACTTCTAGATCATTAGTTTCTGATAGATCTATTAAATGAACATAGATTCTATAATCATTAAGTATCTTATCATCAACTGCTGAGTCAGTTTTATATTCATATACTTTGGGACAGAACTTGTTACACATAATTCCTTTCTCACCCTTGTTATATTTAGGATAAGTACCCGTTAATCCTAGTATGATTATGTTCTGTCTAAGTGCCATGGTAAGATAATAGTCATGACTATTCTTAAGACTATGACACTCATCAAGATAAATTACATCATAATCATACGACTCCTTGTTTAGAGATAGATAAGTTGTGAATGTGATACTTCCTAGTAGATGAGCATAATCGTGCTTAACAGCATCCATTTTCCAGCTATCAAATATAGATACTTTGGGTGCTACTACAAGGAACCTTGGTTTGTGAATTGTCTTACTTATTTCTTCCATGTGCATAAGACCTAATAAAGTTTTACCTACACCCATGGATATTTCTACACCTGCGTTATTATGTGGCAGGATTGTTTGCAATGCTTCTTCTTGTATTTGACTTTTAGTTTTAGTTAGATGTTCCATACTTCTGTAATAATCTTAATTCAATTATGTTGTACAATCCTATGTAATGTTTCTCATTGATGTCAAACATATTGTTTACTGCTTTAACAGCATGTAGAATTGTACAGTGATCTTGACTAAGGAATCTACCTATTGCTGAATAACTGTACCCTATCTTGTATGCTATATGTGAAAAGATATGTCTAAGCTCTACTAATTCTTGAGCTCTACTTTTAAAAAGAATACCTTCTGATATATCAATAGTGCGATAGTTTAACTTTAAGGTCTTAGATGGATTCATTTCAAACAAGTAAGTGTTTACTTCAAACAATAAATCATTTAAAGATATGTCTGTCATTCTATACTTACCAGAGATTTGATAGCTTACAAATGCTTTGATACCAAATCTTTCTTCAAACTGTTGCTTAAATAACTCTACCATTTTCTCTGCTTCTAAGATTCTATCTTTTGTTAAAGCAGCTACAGCATAATCGTCGTTCTTTTCCATTTATTAAACAAATGTATTAACATGCATATGTCAGCTATATCATCTATAGTAACATCATCTGTATCAATATATACTGTCCAATAATCGTTTTTAACTTTATCACTTGGACAAGATGTTAAAGATATGGATTCTGATAAATCATAAGTATAATAATGGTAACTTGTTTTATCTCCACTTTCTTCTTTAGGTATATAATGTTTTGTAAACCCTTCTTCTTCTAGTTCCGTCTCTTTCATTCTGTTTTATTGTATAAATATTCGTAATAATCTTTTTGGGGCTTGCTTAGATTCTTGCGTTCTACAAAATCTTTGGGCTCATCATACGTATGTTTGATTACCTCTATCTTATCTAGATGATTAAACTCTTTATTGTCTCCTGATTTAAATGTCAGAAGCACTAGTAGCACCATGAAGAATAAAAAATACAGGATATGTAGCATAACATTACGATGATTAATTTTACTTTTAATCATACAGTATAAAGTATTTAAGTGTGAAAAAAATAGACAGACTATACACCTTTAATCTGTCCAGAGAATGCGGTTGGAGGTGAACGCAGCTTAATCTTTTTTAAAGTGCTCGTCTTCATATGGGGCATTCTTCACTTCATATGCTAGCCATACCCATATTCCTACATAGATAATAATTCCAATTGTTATCATATCTTTCGTGCTTTATTAATTTTCTTTTGCATCCTTTTAGTTTGCTTATTAACTATCTTTTGTCTTTGCTTTACTGTGCTTGGGTTAATTCTAATATTATAAGACGGACCTGTTCTACATGAAACCATTAAAATTAATATGATAAGTATCTTATACATGATTAAAATATATAACGTATTGTGTTCCAAGGTATTATCTCATCATGTAATTCAGTCCATTCTTTTATGTACTTAGCTTTAAGTGCGTGATGATATCTAAGATTCTCTCCACCATATTGTGATGTTTTTGTTTCTTGAATATCAGGTCGCCATAATAAACTCTCACCAGGTAATTGATACTCTAAGTTTTCTAAATGCTTGCCTTCATTATGAGTAAGAAAGATTACTTCAGCTTTTGTCATTTGAGGATGCCACAAGTCTCTCCTAAAGGTAGCTTCTACTTGTTTAAATAACTCCTTGTAGTCTTCTAACCAGCCATCATATACAATAACAGGACTAAAGTTTAAATGCACCTCATATCCTGCTGTTTGAAATCTAAGTACTGCATCTAATCTTTTCTGAATGGTACTTGTATTTGGCTCTAGTATTCTACTAAGTTTATCAGGCATTAGACTAAATCTGATACGTATCTTGTAGTCAGGATTATACTTTAGTAGATCTTCATTCACATACTTAGTAGCAAAGGAACCCATAGCACGAGGATGCGCTTTAAAGAAATCAAATATCTTCTCCCACTCATGATACTTAGCATGCAGAGCAAAGTCTTCATTACATGAGATATCATATGTAATATACTTATCATGTGTTTGATTAGGCTTCTCTGCATCTGCAAACCACGCGTGATGATCTATTGCAGTAAGTATATCCTCGGTATTTCTAGCAATAGATAAATCAGTAGACTTGTGTCTCTTCATGTAACAATATGTACAATTATACAAACAACCATGACCAAAGGTAGGAGAGATATAATCTGTACTCCTACCACTAGGTCTGATATCCATGCTTCTCCGTTTAGTATAAGTTACCATGATAATCAATCTAAAGATAAACTATATGACAATAACTCACTGTGTAATAGATCTCTTACTTGTATGAGTGCATCAATTACTTCTTCTGGAGTATCATCATCAGCATATTTAGTTCTTGATCTTAGTTCTTCATCAATAGTCCATAGAACCATTTTATATTTTGAACCATTCATAGCACTTTGCAACTCCTCTGCATCTTCGTAAGGATCAAACTCTAATATTACTTTTGCCATAACTTTTATTGTATTAGATAATCAAGTAAAAAATAAAAAATTACATTACCTAAAGCAGATCCAAGACATATTCCTAAAAAGAACATATCCCATCTACTAAATATTGGCTCATCATCTTTCTCTTTCATATCTTGTCTTTTTTAATTAACAACATTATAAGTACTAACTCTAAGAATGCAATAGTATAATTACCTTTATAGGTAAAATATGCACCCGATAATACAACAAGATAAAAGTACATCTTGTCACACAATATAAAATCAATTAGCTTTTTCATATCAAATTCTTTTAAGTATTAAACATCCATCTGCATCTAACGCAGGTTCAGGAACTGC